TTCGGTCGGGCTTGGAGCTTCTGTCTCCGAGAACCCGTGGGCACGACGCCAAGTCTCATATGAAACTGCCATCTTGTCGAAACCGCTGTCGGCATCCTGAGCGCGGTCGTTGCGAGTAGATACAGCAGTAGGGTCAAACCAAACTACAACCTTGTCTACTTCTGTTTCGGAGAATCCGTTCGCCTTTAGGTATGGACGTAGGTAGACAACAGTCAGGGCGTCTGCAATAAGAAGCATCAGAGGCTCGATGTGCGCCTTGTAAAGGCTCTCGTCGATTTGTAGGGCATTTGAATACTTAACGTTGGCTAGACCAGTAACAATGTCCTTAGGGACGTCTAAGCCCTGCAGAATGCGTTCTAGGACTCTGTCGGAACGAGATGCAAGGGCTGGGTCGAATGAACGCTCAAACTTGAACTGCTTAATCTTGTCGCCAAGTTCTGCTGGACCACGAATAATGAGTGGAACAACGGCGCTCGCAGAGTCCTCATCCTTAATCGGAGTGGTCATCGCGTCGATGAGCTGGTCTTCGAATTCGTCTTCATACTCCTCTGGAGTAGGCTCTGTGTAGACGCCATCCTCGTCGGTGTATGGGAAATCTGGGTCTGGGGTTGAAGCAACCGACAAACCGTCAGGCAGATAGAGTGCACCAGCGTTCAGACGGGAACGCGCCGTCGCACGGAATGTGCGATTCAAAAGAAGTAGCTCGGAGCAGAGGTCCAAAATACCTCTTAGGCTCGAATCTGCCTCTTCTGAATACCTAGGGTGAGCTTTCCAGATTCTACCTACGAAAGCCCCCTTAGGAAGAATAGTTGTGCCGGGCTTGTGGGTGCTTCCAACTCCAGCTCTAAGCTCTCGACGTGGAGTAATAATGTAGTTACCCTTAGCGTCAGCGTTTAGTTCGTCAACAGAGCGGACGTCCCAAGACTCGTCAGTGCCAGTGGCTAGCTTGGCTGGAACCTGCACTAAGTAGCACTCGCCAGTAACCTGCAAGTTAAGAGCTGCGTCTCTAAGTAGTCCAGCCTGACCGCCATAAGCTGAGTCAAGTCTGGCAAGAGCTCGCTCGGCTGCTTGCATTAGACGTGCGTCAAAGTTTTGCACGGACTTAATTGGAGATGGGGTCTCGGAAGGATTGCTTACAACGGCAGAGTAGAGACGAACGCGGGAAACAATTGAAGCAACTAAGTTGAAGGCGTATTTGATTTCACCAATTGCGTCGTAATACTCCCACGCTTCTGATTGCCACATAGATGAGCCAGCATTACGTCTCTGCTTAAACTGCTCCGCTTCGTTTCGGTCGCCAATTTTTATCTGCGTGGCGGAGGCGGTAAGTGGTCGTGGAGAGTTGTAAGAAGCTAGTGGCGCAGACGTAGGTGTGATTGAAAAAATGGATGGAGTAACTGGATTCGATGCTGATGTGGACGTAGGAACAGAAGCCCTGATAGCAGAAGAATTGCTACGAGGGGCTGGTTTATTGTTGTTCTTAGTAAAGATTCCCATAGTCCCTAGTCATCCAATTTCGATGAAATAAGTCCTGCAACTGCTGATAGGGCAAAGATGCTGGACAATACCAATGTAAGCGTTGGTATTATTGTATAACAGATAACTAAAAGTGATGCTACCCAAATGCTCATGCACCAATTACATGTTAATAGATAGCCAATAGATGTATGCGGTGGGTATTTTTTCCAAATCTTATTTCTCGGGGCCTCGAAGATAACGTCTGTGGTAATTACTCGAGTGATTCTGAACGTCGCTAGTGATATTATAATAAAAATTAGCCACGGTTCGAATACAAGGTTCGATAAGGATTCCATGCTCTCAGTCTAGACCCACATCCGCAATTTGTATCCTTAGTAAAGGCAAGCATTTTCCCGGATTTGGTCACAATTCTGTAAGTTTTAGTGGTCTTGTCCTCAAAAGCGTCCTCTATTTCTTCTAAAAAGATTACCTGTGCTCCGTCGGGGGAATCTACTGCCACAATTACCTTCTGAATACCGTCCTGTTCAATTATGAGTGAGCGAGTGGTGGAGACATAGAACAATCCGTCCTTGGCGGGGGCGGGATTTAACTCGCTTACGTCAGAAAGAGCATTTGCAGGGGCTACCTGAACATGCGCTGGAAATATGTCAACTAAAATTTTCAAGTTTCTCAATCCTTTTCTTAATTGCCCTGTGAGTTACTCCAGCAGCACGTGCAATATCAGCTACTTTTGTGCCATTTTCATACAACTCTTTCACAATGTGGTCCATCTCGGAGTTTGCAAGTGCTTGAACGGACGTCGACGCCATTCCACTTCTATAATAACGTGCATCTGATGCGATTTGGCTCAATCTCGAGGCGCAGTGAGGCGGAATTGGCGCGGAGGGGGGATTTATTCGCTCATAACCGCCTTCGGGGGTCTTAAGCTTCGGAGGTTCCATAAATTCTTGAAAATTTGCTTCCGAAGACACTAAATCATCGAAATTACTTACCCAATACTGCACCGTGGAGCGGGAAATCGGGGGATTAAATGCCTCTCCGATAGCCCTGAGGGTCCAGCCTGCTTCGAATAGGGCGTGAACGAACCTGAAGCGGTCCCTGTCGCCTTGCTTAAAAAGGCTTATTAACACCATTCGGGTGTTATCTGGGAGGTTCTGGTCCCTTGCGTAGCGTCTAGGCATGTATTAATAATAGCACTAGTCGGCAGTCTTACTACTGTATTTAATAATGATACCTTAACGTATTTTGCTTTTGGTCGGTGAGAAGGAAGCAGTAGTGTGGCGACCTCTTTCAATTTGTTTCCTGTTTTATGGCATAAGACTTCGCCTTTTCTGCTTCTATTTTTGCCTTGAGTTTTAGTGCTTCAAGTCATAAAAAATGTCTGACTATTATTTTTAGGAGGTAGCGGGTAGTAATTTTCTACGCTTTTGGATTGCTATTTGACTTAGTAATTGATGTCAAGGCTCTTGTCATAGACAATGACATAGTGACTGAGCTAGAGACTAGTCATCTACTAGTGACATAAGAGATAGACAAGTCACTACTAGACAAGATAGCTAGAAAATTTGATAGCTAAGACTTGACTAGTGATAGAAATTTTTTAGATAGAGGGATTGCCTACTTGACAAGACATAGCCTACTTGATAGTCTTGTGAAGTAGATAGAAATGAGCTAGGAGACATAATGACAAATGACAACATACAAAAATACGCTGATAGCTGGTCAGACGATAAGAAATCTCAGGTATCTGATGTCCTACCTAATGTAGGGCTCTGGTCTGAGATATTGCCTAACCTTTGGCAAGGTGGAACTCACTACAAGGATAGGATTGGTCTGCCTATTGAAGAGCCAGCCATTACTATCAATGAGTTCGACTCCGTATACACCGCATACGCTTTTGCGAACCCTGTTGACTGGTTTGTTCGAGAAATCCGCTTCGCATTCTTAGATAGTAACGATGTAGACTTCGACCTAGACGAACTCCGCTTCATAGTAGAGTCCGCTTATAGGGATTGGAAGAACGGCAAGCGTATCCTTATCCGCTGTCAAGCAGGGCTGAACCGCTCAAGCATTATCACCGCACTAGTGCTGATAAAGGATGGTTACACGGCAGTTGATGCTATCAACCTAATCCGTGACAAGCGTTCTGATGTAGCTCTGTTCAATCCAGCATTCGAGCAGTGGCTATTGGCTAATGACCCGCACGAGTGGCTAACGAATTCTAAATAAGCTATTTCTACTATCAGGTAGACGGCGTGATGCCATTGACTTGGCGGTAAGTCTTCCACCGACAAATCCAGCAGGTGGCTTTATCAGGAGAGCGGTAAGAGCGTGAACTAGAGCATCCACTCTGTCAGGCGACTTACCCTCTCCCGGTATCCAACTAAGCATCTGAGACTCTAGGTCGGCAAGGTAGCCAACGTGGTGAACACGCTGTTGCTCATAAGCGAGAGTTATAGGCTCTGCCCGCAAGGCTTTTCCGTGCTTAGAGTGAACCTCTAGCACCTTGATGTTCGGGTCAATAGAGTTGATGGCATTACGAACTAATGCTCCACCTTGGTTCACTTCGGCAACAACTGGGCATCCCCATTTTCTAGCCATAGCCACAACCTTGTTCGCCCAAACATCTGGTGAACCTAGCACTGAGGCATCCTCTAAAACATAAGCCTGTCTGCGGTATAGGTCTCTATCTGCACTTGCACTGCAAACAACAATCCCGCACTCATCTCTAGGGTTCTCCGCTACTGAGGGGTCTACTCCAATAATTCTTAGTGGGGCATTCAAAGGCATTACACCTTCACGCCCCTTCTCTAGTAGCTCCTCACTCCAAAGTGCACCCTCTAGGCTGTCAAGCATCTCACCATAAATTTCCTGCTGAGCTAGGCGAGTTCCCGCATAGACTCCAGTAATTGCATCCAGATAAGCTCCAGACAAGTTACCCGCATTGTCTAGGGTAGAGCCTCTAGTGATTATCACCTTACTAGAGTCCTTCTTGCTCTCCTCTATAAGCTGATACAACAAGGGCACACGCTTAGGTGTAGTGGTCACCATAATCTTAGGGTTAGCTCCTAAACGAGTTCCCACTCTAAGGTTGTCAAAGGCTGTCATACCAGCAGCATCTGGGGTTTGTCTCCAAGCAGCAATCTCATCTCCCCAAGCGTGAGTGAACTGAGGACCACGCAAACCATCTGGCTCATCTGCCGTAAACAGGGTAGCCGTATTTCCATTAGGCCAGGTAAGTCTTCGCTTCGATGGTTCATAGAGTGGCTTCTCGCTAGGTGGAGAGACATTGATAATTCCAGACTCACCCTCAACAATTACATCTCGCACATCTGCAGCAGTTCGAGCTACTAAGCCAAAGCGTCTCTGACCAGTGTTCGTATACTTAGCCTCTTCTCTAACCCACTCTGCAGCAGTCCTAGTCTTACCAGCACCACGACCAGCCATATACATCCATAAGTTCCAGTCACCCTCTGGGGCTTGTTGCTCAGGTCTTCCCCATACTGACCAATCCCATAGCAACGAGTCGGCATCGAATCCAGCTAAGACAGCTTGTCTCTCGTCATCTGGCATCGAGGCGAGTAATTCCATAAGGCTTTTTCCCATAGCTAAAGTTTATCCTGCTCTTCTTCAGCTTATTTTGCGTGGAAAATCTATTACCCTTTGGAATCTGA